TGTAAGATGGAACAAAGATAAACACTCAGTAGAAGGATGGGTGTATTATAAGGACTCACAATACATCACAATCGAAACAGGAGTAAAGTGTAAGGATCCTGATAACATTACTGATTGTCCTATTCATCATAAGACTCATACTTTGGTATTGTGTTTCCCTGAGTATTATCATCAATTAACATATATCAAGTCACGCAATAATAAATATGATGAGAAGTAATCCATCATAAACAGTGAAAACATTTCAAGAGTTTATTACTGAAGTAGAAGCATATAGTAATATAAGGAGTCTTGCACCTTATAGAGTAATGCCTCCATTGAAGACTAAAGATGGAAAACCTAATCCAGCACCCCAAAGGTTTTTAATTAACCCTAAGACAGGATTAGGTCCAACAGCACAGATAGCACCAATGAAGACTACTGTATTAGGACCTGATTTAAAGTCTTTACCTCATATAGATTGCCGAGGACCAGGACAGAAGTTGTGTAGTGTAATGAACCAAGCAAGATATAGTAGAGAGACAGGTAGAACACCACCTAAGATACCCTGAAAAAACAGCGCTTGCGCTTATGGGAAAAACTACGTTTTTACCAAGTTTAACCCTTATTTTACCCCTTTTTAGGGGTTTTTTATTAATTAAATATGTTTTTAAATATAAAGTAGTGTCTTATTCGTCTCAATAAGTATTCATAATAAGACTGAATAATGATATGAATTCGTATTGTTTTGTGTGATTTTATGTGTGTTAAAACCTTATAAACCCCACCATCTTATACTCTCTAAAACCTTATAAAAACTCACCTAAACCTCCTGTCCTTATGCAAGTTTAGCGAGCGTATCATAAGACTCGCAGTTTGTCAAGTCACACGACCGCGAAAATATCATGAGACCCACACAAAATCTAGTCGAGACTTATAAATAATGGTTATGAATCTCGACGAGACTGATACCCGCATTAGTTGAATCTCGTCGAGCTTTATGCTAGAATAACCAAGTAACCATCAGATCTCGACGAGCTTATGTACGACGACTACGATCTCGACTATACATTCGGAAACGATTATAATCTCGACGAGGATACGTACTACGAGTATTATGCGCAACTCGATGTACAAGAACTCGACGAGGAATACACACGCGACGCACGAGATTATGATGCGCTTGCGTATCGACATTATGCATGATATAATGTAACGCATGTGATGCGCTAGATTATACGCACACTCGCACCTAGACACATGTTAACACATAACAAGCGACTAGTTACTATAACGCTCAACGTCATGTGTTATGATGATTTAGACTTAGAAAGTCTAAATTGGAGAGATTTGTTAGATCTCCACGGTGACGAAGAAGTTAATAGTAACATAAAAGAATACGAAGTGGAGATATAGTGGACAGTATGATTACTGTCACATCGTTATAGAAACTCATAGGGTTCATAAGTATACCTAACTCATGGGGAGTAGGGTATGCTTACTGTTCGTCGTTGTTTTATACTCAGGTCGGCTGCCGCTACGGATTCGTAGTGTTATATTTTTGCTGATACGAATCCGTATCAAAATCGGGGATATCATTCGGAGCGGACCCATAAGCACGGGTGATGGGTCAATTTCCCGTTTTGTATCCGCGTGAACTACGGGGTCGGACGGGGTGTGCAATACTAAGAGCATGAAAAAAGACATTCGCAACGACTCCTCCTCCTTCTACGTCCGTCGGACCTGGACCGACTTCGTGGGTCGGACCGTTAAGGTTGACCACGTTGGTCCCTACATGGAAAACCAAGACTACGCTGTCGCACTGCAAGAGCAGCACGACCGTCGTCGTCAGGTCCCCGCGACCGAGCAAATCACTAAGTGGGAATGGGTAGACGGACCCACCGCAATCGCTGACCTCGTGTTTAACTGAATCGAAAGGATTATGCTCATCAAAATGACCCAAACTCAATTGGACCTGTTTAACTCTGCTCTGGAAAGTCTCACCCAGTTCGTTATGGAAACCGATGCAGATTGGTGTATGGTTTATGACTTTATGGAAGCACAATGTGGTGACCTTCCTGATTATGCTTGGGATAAAGTTGCGGAGGTTTATGAACCTCTCATGAATGATTCCCGCTTCTGAGGTTATAATGAAAGAATTCAAGTTTGCTTTCGTTGGTGTACATAAGCGCAACGATTACCATGACATTCTTTGTTACCTTGCAGAAACTGCTGAGGAAGCGTTGAACAAATGTCAGACGATTAACCCTGACTTTGAGATACACAACTGGGGACTGTTAGACCACATGGTATAACTAACTCCCCGTGAGTTCTTTATACTCACGGACGGATGCCTGACCAGTTGGGGAACCGTCCACCACTGACCCGAAACCGTCGGACCCCGTGCTTATAATGACTTCAGTTCAAACGACCCCCATGGAAACCTTCCTGGAAACTTCCTTTCAGAATGTGCGTTCTTCTAAGCGCACCGATGAGTTTCACACTGCCCTATTGGATGAGGTTCTTAACTCTAACCCTGAGTGGGCAGAGTATGATTGGCAGTTCGAATATCGCTTGCCCGTTGATGGTTTCGGTGGCACGTTTGATATTGATATTGCTGGTTTCAGTAAGGGTGAACTTAAGGTTGCTATTTTGGGTAAAGCATTAAACTCTAATATCAGCAAAAATATCAAAAACTACGCTAACACTAGTGTAGGCGAAGCAGCACGTATTATGTTCGCTCCTAATATTGAAATGGAGAAAGTGTTGTTCATTAGTGTTCTTCCCCGTGTGGCACCCCGCTTTAATACAAAGAAAGAAGTTGTGGGGTTTGATGATGTTCTGGCAGCAAAGAACCGCACCAAAATTAATGACATTCTGACTGCACAATACGATGGGAAAGTAGAAGCAATTGACCTTTACTTTGACATTGAAGGAGTTAAGACTCTGACCGAATTTGACACCATTACTATAAACAACCTGGACACCCTGACCCTGGTGTGACAGTTGGGGAAGTGTCACACACCCCCTTGCAATCCGTCCCGATTGGTGCAATACTAAGAGCATGAAAAAACAACCCAACCTCTCCGACCTCTACTCCCGCCCCGATGTGGCGGGACGCACTGAGATCCTGACCCCTGAACCTGAGACTGCCCAACAGTCCTGGTTTGCTAAGTGGGAAGCAACCCGACCCCAAGGACAGTGGGGACGCTGGCACATCTCCGACCGCGACTGAGCGGCAGACCCTCTATAGTAAACACAGTTCAAACGAAACGACTCATGACCACCGCTCCCATGACCGCTGCTGAACTCAACGCTGCTATCGCTGCTGGCAAGTTCAAGGTCACCCGCCTCCCTGCAAAAGCACCCCGTAAGGCAGACCTGGTGATGACTCAGACCAAGGGTAACCGCTGCCGTACCAACCGCAGCAGCGGTACCAACTTCGTCACCCAGGTTCGTTAAGGATTGCAACAGGGGGTCGGGTCATGACCCCCTCCACCCTTAGAATTCTCTCATACCAAACAACCCAAGCATCATGCGCAAAATCGAACAGCAAATGAACGCCGCTATCTCTAACGGCATCAACTGGCAATCTGCTAACACCGCTGTTACTTTTGACCCTGAGACTGAGACCTCTACTGTATACCTCCACGGCAACAAGATTGCAGAGGTTGGTGACTTCGGAGTTCGTCTTTGGGACGGTGGTTATCAGTCAACTACCACGAAGTCCCGTCTCAATGCTATTCTCTCAGAGCACGCAATCGCTGGTGAGAGTGTATTTCAAAAGAACTATCAGTGGTTCATTCGTTTATACAATGGCACTGAGTTCTTTATCACTGAGTTCCGCAACTCTATGAAACTGGGTACACTTTCCAATGATCTTCTGCTCGCTTGATTAACACTTATGAGGGGGGTGATTAGCACCCCCTTTACATACCTTATGTGTTCGTGATTTGGCAGTTGTTTTATATTATTAATGTTTGTTACGCGGCGCGTTAGGCCCCCCCGTATATAAAACCCCCTAACTACCCTAAGCTATAAAGTGTTACGATCGACCTCTAAATTCTTCAACCACATATATAAAATCAAGGAACGAAAACATGAAGATGCAAAAAAATCCGGAGGAAAATTTTAGGACTGTAGAGGTCGATCCTATTAGTGGGGAGTATTATGTAACATTACCTGAGTGGGTAGTGAGTGAGTTTGGGTGGTATGAGGGTACGGTAGTGAATATGGAAGTTGAGGGGGACTGTATTGTGATAACGGAAATGAAGGGAGATTGACGTTACATAGATAATACTGTATGATCAATGATGTAATTACACTCTATTATGGCTAAAGGATTTACTGTAAAAGCAAAGGCACCGACTCCACAGAAGCGCGAAGATGTGGAGTTTGACTACGATTTAGCCCGTTCTATGGTCAGAGGGAAGTCAATTGTCTTCTGTCTACCTGGGAGGGGAGTATCGTATACGTATCTCAAAAACTTCGTACAATTGTGTTTTGACATTGTACAAATGGGAGGTAGCATTCAGATCTCGCAAGATTATTCATCGATGGTAAATTTTGCAAGATGCAAATGTTTAGGAGCGAATGTACTGCGAGGACCAGATCAGATTCCCTGGGACGGGAAGTTACAGTATGATTATCAGTTATGGATTGATAGTGATATTGTGTTTAATACTGAGAAATTTCTTCAGTTAGTTTTGATGGACCAGGACATTGCGAGTGGATGGTATTGTACTGAGGACGGTCGTACTACTAGTGTTGCACATTGGATGGAGGAGGATGACTTCCGAAACAATGGTGGAGTCATGAATCATGAGACATTAGATACGATGTCACGACGTAAGAAGCCATTTACTGTTGACTATGCAGGATTTGGGTGGTTATTGATTAAGCACGGTGTATTTGAGCATAGTGAGATGAAGTATCCATGGTTTGCACCAAAGATGCAAATCTTTGAATCTGGTGAGGTTCAGGATATGTGTGGAGAGGATGTAAGTTTCTGTCTGGATGCAAAGGAAGCAGGATTTGAGATTTGGTGCGATCCTCGTATTAGAGTTGGTCACGAAAAGTCAAGAGTAATTTGATACAATGACAGAAAGGTATACAATTCTCCATAACAACAAAGTTTTATATAAGAACTTGACGGAGGAGGAATACTTTGATAGGATGGAGGACCTGTCGATAGAGTTTTATCAGACAGGTTTTCCAAGACCACAAGAACTTGAAACTAAGATTACAAAGGAGATTTAATTATGGCTATGCGTAAGGGTGGCGGTTATGTGGAAGGCGCACCGAAGAAAACTCGACAAGGGTGCAGTGTGAATACGAAGCTCGCTGCGTCTTCTCGTAATAAAGCGAAGAAGAAGTATCGCGGTCAAGGTAAAGGTTAATATCAGGAGGGGGTGTTCCCCCTCTTTTTTTATGAAAATAAATAAGAATAAGGGATAGCAACCCCTCTAAAAGTTCTGATTTGTATGAATCAGGAGCTAAAATGGGACAATCACCTGTCGATAGGAACACAGAGTACATGAGAGAGATGTGGGGAACCACAAAACTCGTGTCAGATTATGGTTCAATGTCAAATTTACCTTCAAAAAGGGTATTGACAGAGGTAATGAATGATACAGCACCTCGTCATGACCTTAAAAAGCAGACAGAACTGCATGAAAAGATACGTAATGACGAAGATTATGATGACTGGGACTATGGTACAGAGCCAAACTACGGTAATCCATGGCGGTAAGCATAAATAAAGCTAAGAAAACTTTCTGACCAATGGCAGTCACACGGATATCAAGAGCATTTAAGGACATTAGTTTGTCTTTTGAACCCCATCCGGTGACAAAAGACCTTCCAATTCTCAAAAATGAGAATGCAATTCGTCGTTCTGTAAGAAATTTAGTTGAAACCATTCCTACTGAGAGGTTTTTTCAACCTCTTTTAGGGTCTGATGTACGTTCTAGTCTGTTTGATTTCGTTGATTATGGTACAGCAAGCGTAATTCAGGACCAAATTTTAACAACGATTGAAAATTTTGAACCAAGAGTGACAAATGTTGAGGTTCAGGTCAATCCAGACCCCGACAATAACACTTTTGAGTGTACTGTTATCTTTGATATTATCGGTCAGGACTTTCCTACTCAAGAATTTACATTTATACTAGAGGCAACCAGGTAATATGCCTTTTACAAAGTTTACTAACCTAGATTTTGACCAGATAAGAGCACAGATTAAGGATTATCTCAGAGCAAATTCCAATTTTACGGACTTTGACTTTGAGGGATCCAATTTTTCTGTCCTTATTGACACTCTTGCATACAATACTTACATTACAGCATTCAACTCTAACATGGTTGTTAATGAATCCTTCTTGGATTCTGCAACATTAAGAGAAAATGTGGTATCTTTAGCAAGAAATATCGGTTATGTACCTCGCTCTAGAAGCGCCTCTAAGGCAAATGTAACGTTGAGCGTACAAACAAGCACAAGTAGTCCTACAGTGACCTTAGAAAAGGGTCTAGTGTGCGTAGGATCAGTTGAAAATAGCAATTATATCTTCTCAATTCCAGAAAATATCACAACAACTGTAGAATCAAACGCAGCAACATTCTCAGGTATTGATGTTTATCAAGGAACACTGCTAAAAAACAGTTTTGTAGTTGATGGATCTCTTGATCAGAGATTTATTTTGAATAATTCCTTTATTGACACTGCTACAATTGTTGTAAAAGTAGATGAAAAGGAATATTCTCGTGTTGATAACATTTTAAACATTGATTCGACCTCAGAAATATACTTAATTCAAGAAGTTCAGGACGAAAAATACGAATTATTGTTTGGTGATGGATATTTTGGCAAGAAATTGCAGAATGGAGCAGTAATTACAGTCACATATATCGTTACTGACGGTATTGAGGGTAATGGTGCTTCCAGTTTTGCTTTCTCTGGACGTTTGCTTGGGTCCTTAAACGAAGTTGTATCTCCAACATCAGTTACATTAACGACAAATACCTCTTCATCAAACGGTGGAGACATCGAAAGTGTTGAATCTATCAAGTATTATGCTCCTCGTCTGTATTCATCACAGTATAGAGCGGTAACAGCACGCGATTATGAAGC